AAGGGGGTAAATGAAAAGAAGTATAACTATAATATGGAACAGATTGATCCGTTATAATCAATCCAGCTTGGTCAACAGAAACCGGAATATTATACCATCCCGGTCCATTATTCGGGGCAATAAAGATACTATTTTGCCATGTTGCAGAATGGGTTTGAACAGTCGTAGTAGTATCTTGTCCGCCATTTCCCCACACTGCCGACATTCCACTTACAGTAGTAAATGAACTATTCCAATTAATAATTTCTACATCCGTAATCTCTTGCTCATTAACAAATATATTCGTCGCAGAAATAGTTAATCCACTTAAATCCCCTACTAATGCTCCTCCACTTAAAGGAAGATAATTAACCGTGATTTTATTAACTCCTTGAGAGAAATCGGTAATATCCTTTACCGTATGGGTATGGGCAATATTTTTAGATACTATTCGTTGGGAACAAGACACAAAATTATTTACCAATTAATTCATTAGGTCAAATCTTCCACTGTGATTTCTCCCAATTGCATCAATTCTCTAATCTGCTCTATAATTGCATTTCTATCCACTTCCTCTGGCTCGTAATAAACTATCTGAGCATCCTCATAGATAACAGTTGGAGCGTTTAAATCACTGGTTATAATCAAACCATTGAGGTACGGATATTGTTCCACACACCAACTATAATGTTCAGGAACACTAACTGGATATGGATTCTCCACTCTATTACATCTATTTGCATCTTTAGTTAATTTACTCCATCCACAATCATTAACGGCAATAATATCAACTAATCCTGGTCCACCAGCAGACGGCATTTGGAAACTTAATCTTTGTGGACTTATCAACGAAAACGTATCAATAGGATAACCATTAATAACCGTTCCATCAGGCATAGTAAATGCTGACATTGAATACATAGCTGAATTATTACCAGAAAGATATAAGTTAGTAACTTGTTGAAATCCTCCTCCATCTACATTAATAGTAGGAGTATCAGTCGTTCTAAAATAATATTCATTAACAAACCTCAATTGTGGTTGTCCTGATATTGAATAATAATCTGTTTGATTGGCAGAAGCATAATCTGACATCGTTCCATAATCACAATCTAACATATCCGTGATAATAATATCATCATAGATAAAACAAATAGGTTTAACAGGAGTTAGGGTCGTTCTAAATAACCAAGTTTTGATAGTAAATTTAGCAGTTGCAGTTAAACGATAAGGTAATTTATTGTCTAGATTTCCTCCTATTGTCGGATAATCCATTCCCACACTTCCATCCCAATGTGTCTCTACCCTTAATTCATTTCCGGTCTTTGGTTCTCTTATTGAATAAACAATATATGGATTAAAAAAGACGGAAAAATTCTGAATAATCTGTTCAACATCTTGCTGATATTTTCCTAAAATAGTAATTTCTACATCAATATTCCAAGGAATTGCTCGAATATTAGTAAATCCCCCTTGTTCATTTTTATAAATTATATCTTCTGTTTTATTTTTATTTCGGGCATCATCTCTTCTCATTCCAGTAGTTGTCATTGCAACAATAGGAAACTTAACTGTATCAGGCTTACCAGTTATATCTTGAAGAATTCTAGACTTTGGCCCATAGATGAAATTAACCTTGATACGATCCGTTTGCTTACCCGTCATATCCTCATAACGTCTAATCTCCATAGAATCTAAAACATGTTCCAACATCTTCAAATTCTTACTAATTTCAAAATTATAATTATACTCTTCCATTTTAAATATTTACATAAATATTATCATGGCATATGCTGATTCATTATTCTCATTTAATCCTCAACATGGTTATTCGTTTAATCCTGTTGGGAATAACAGAAGTGGTGATAATGCTAATCCAATCAGTGTTAATACTAATCCATACGTTCCTAATTGTGGACCAAATCTAATTGAACAAATTCATAAACAGCAATACCAAGAATATGTTAATAATTTCGGACAAACTATTTCTTATCAACCTGTAAAGTATAATTTTAATACGCATAATTTCCTTTACGGTGAAGACCCAACATCCGGTTATTTCTATGCAAGAAAAATGAAGGCAATTATTGAATTTAGTTCTTATACCACTTTCTTAACTAAATTTGGTATTATGTCTGATTCAGATATAACGATTTATATTCCTATTTCAGAATTTAATAGAGCATGGGGTTCTCCACAAGGAGAAACTTATCCATTAGCAGGAGATTTATTTATCATTGATGCAGAAGCATGTGATAGACCTCTCGGCCAGTCTCCACAAGTCTATAGTGTTGGCGACAAAGCGGATAATATTAAACCTGTGGATTTTATGGGTAAACATTATGTTTGGAAATTAGTTGCCAATAGATTCGATTACAGCTACGAACCTAATGCTCCTGTGGAGAAGTTCTTATCAGAAAATTCTGGAGATTCTCCTGCCTATGGAAGATTACCAGGAGGCGATAATCCTCCTGATTTATCCACTAAAGAATATAATATTGATATTTTTAGCAAGCAAGAATTCGATTTACCTAAAAAAGAACAATCTGTTTATGGAACATACCTATAATGATTAGTATTGCTTTTATTTATTTTTAAATAAATACCATATATGATCGTTTCAAGAAAACTTATAGTAGAATCTCCTCAATATGACTTATCATTTGAGAGTGTCCAAGAAAATAGAGATGCAACTAAACGTCTTTACATATCTGGAAGATACCTTATGTTAAATAAGAAAAATTTAAATGGGAGAATCTATGAAGAAAATGAGATGTTACCTGCTATTAAAGTTTTCACAGAAAATGAAATTAATGCTAACCGAGCAGGAGGAGAACTAAATCACTCCGAAAAACCTGATATGGATTTAGAACGTTTAGCACATAAAATTGTATCTTTAACTAGAGAAAGTGGTGATCCAAATTTCTTTATAGGTAAATCCATGGTTCTATCTTCTCCATCTGGGCGTATCCTCTCTACCTTAGTAGAAGATAATATGTCATTTGGTATGTCATCAAAATGCTTAGGAGTTCTTCAAGAAAGTTCTGATGGTAATATAGTAAAATCTCCTATAATTGTCGGGATTGACGCTGTTTTCCAACCAAGTGTGAATACAGCATATGTACGGGGAATTTTAGAAAATCGTGAATATATTATTGGAGATGATGGAAGGGTAGCGGAGGCTTATGCTGCATTAGATAAAAAATTATCAAAATATCCTTCCAAGCATTCTGATGAGATTCGCGCATATATTGTAGAGAATCTACAAAAGTTTCTTGCTAAGATTTAATATAAATAGTTTTATATGTCAGATTTAACAACTATTTATGAAAGTATGCTCGTTCCGGCTAGAGCGGCAGTTTTAACCGAAAATTCAGAGAATACTTTTAGTCGAAAGGTGAAAGTTCATTTTAATTATAACCCCGATAATATGATAGATGATATTTCTATACAAGAGATTGCTATCAAATATGATATTGACATTGAATATAGAGATTGGGGAATAAAAAGTATTGAAGTTGATAATATTCGCGGTCCAGAAAGCATTAATTTGGAAGTGAGTTATTATATCAATAAAGAGTGGGAAACTAATACTAAAACTATCCCTTTAAAAATAGATTGGACTAAACCATTTAAAACTTTAAAAAATAAAGGTGAAGGTGTTATATCAGTAGATGATATAGTTATTGATTTACAAGGAAATATCAAACAAGGATTCGTGGTTGCAGGAATGGAAATTGAAGTGTTCACTCTTTAATTAAATTAGAGTTTAATATATGAATTTAGAAACCATTTATGAGAGTATGATAACTCCTGTGCAGGTTGGTCCTTTAACATTTACTAAGGAGCCGATTGAATCTAATATTATTGATGTGGAAGAAGGGGATAATTTATCTGAGGAGCAAGAGGTTAAAATTGCTAAACAGATATTGAAGCAAGTGGATCAATTAGATATGGCGGCGGATGAAGCAGCGGTTAAGTCATATCGAAGGAAGTTAGAAAGTATTGCAGATAGTATTAGGGATTTGGCTAATCAATTTATTCAAGGACACCCTGGAATTTAATTAACTATGAAGTTTAATGAATTTTATAAATTGTTGGTGGAGAGTCCTTCAATGATACATCTCGATGCTAAACCTAAGCGGTCTGTTGCTGATGAAGGTATAAATTTACAAGATTATTCTTATTTGGGAGAGTTATTTGGCTATGATTTATTTGTGCAATTAGATAACGATATTACCCGTTATTATCTTTTAGATAAATCCCATACGAACATAATATTATATACTGCGTTACGAAAAATAGGAAAACATCAAACGGTTAATAGTTCATGGAAGGATAAAAATGCTGAGAGGGGATTAATGGCTAGATTCTTTAAAGAATTTTTAATTCCTAAATATCACGTATTAGAATCTGGTAATTTACATACCAAATATGCTAAACAGTTTTGGATAAATTTTATTGAGAATAATCTTCAAACTTATAGATTTTCATTTGTTTGGAATGGACGGGAAACAATGATAGATAGTCTGGTGACTCTACGTGTTGAAACTAGACATATTTGGGGAAGCTCGGATATAATTTTACGAATTTATGAAAAGTAAATATCGGCATGGTTCACACGTTAGATAAGATTAATCAATCCAAGAAATATAATAATATTCATAAAAATATTATTAAAGATTTATATAATGGGGAGAATTTAATAATTTTACAAAATCGCCGTTGTTTAGTTTCTACTATTTTAGCAATGTTTTGTTTGAATAAGATTAGAGAAAACAATAATAATATTATTCGATATGAAGCGGGGATGGAAGGGCTAACATGGGGATTCTATGATACGGTTAAAAAATATGCTCCTTTATTCAATTTAGATCACAATATTATCAATGATAGTTTTTGTATTCGTAGAGAACGTATTAAATGTGATATTTGTATCTTTGACGGTATGTGGTCTAATTGTGCAGTATTCCCTTGGTTTTTTAAGATTGATGCTCCCCAAAAGATTTTTGTTGGTAGAAGTCAAACAGCTATCAACGAAATGAAAACTTTAGGAGACATTTATCATTATAAATACCATACTCTTCCGGCAGAATCGGTTTATACTAAAGAAGAATTAGCAGAGATTAGAAAATCATATGATACTAGTATTCATGATGATTGGAATGAAAGTGATTATCTTCAAGATTATGGTGATTTAACTAAAGATCATTCATTGCCAAGAGAAGCCTATTACAGAGGTCATCCAGAGCTTGATGATTATCTGGCAAGTCTTTAAATACAGGAATGCACAAGAAGGCATTCAAATTAAACTATCATAGGTGCGCAATTTGTGATATTGATGAATATGAATTATTAGATGTTCATCGAATTAAAGAAGGCGAAGAATATTCTTTTCAAAATTGTATTTGTTTATGTTGTAACTGTCATAGAAAACATCATTCAGGATTGATTAAAATCCTGAATAAGAGATATTCTTCCAATGGATATTTTCTAGAATATTTGGATGAAGAGGGGAAAGAGATGTTTAAGCTTCTTTAAATGTTA